TCACTCTTGCGTTCTTCGAAGTGGGAGGGGTGGTTATTTCTCAGCCATACCAAGTGTTCGGCACATGTATGTACCTTACCATATCTACGTGTGTACTCGAGGGTCAAAGCGATCCCAATCTCACATGCATACAGGTAATTCTTTAGACTCGAACCAACCCACATAGTCATGGGGTGCTTCGAGTGTGCGGGGCGGTACCCTCTCCTCTTTCCATCCTTCGTGTAGGGTGCATTTTCTTGGACAAACTCCTGTTGGTTCGAAAAGAACCACGCAGTGTACAACATCTGACAAATCTCCAATTGAATCTTCACAACATGCTGGTCACAAGACATGTGTGCGATTTCAGCAGGAATCAACGAAAGAAAGAAAATGTTCATTCTTGTAGTCGTCGGTGTTGTAGACACGAACTTCAACGTCTCCAAAAAAGACAGACCCGTTGGGGAGTTTCCAGATTTTCTCTTTTGTTTGTTGGTTGGCGTGATACGTCGCTTCCTTCAGGGTGTGAAAGAAGCCACGGTCGAGGATGTGGTTGGCAAGGACAACGTTGGTAACAAACATAATAAGATGTTTAATTAAAATTTTAGACTCTACTTAGGTTTCATTATCAGAAACATACTCTTCTTCCTCTACATCTTCTTCATCATCTGGTTCGACATCCAGTTCACATTCTTCGGCGGGGGGAGCATCATCATCATCCTCAACATCATCAAGTGGAGGGACACCGTCTTCATCTTCTCGCTGCTTCTCCTTCTCCTTCTCCTTCTCCTTCTTAGCCTTTTTGATAGCCTCCTTCTCGAAAATCTTCTCGAGAATACCTGGAACCTTCTTAGCATACACCATCTTCCTTTCGTGACTTTTTTTGATTTTTTCCAGGAACTCTGGACTAAAACCATGAGACTTGTATGCCTGCAAGACAGTCTTGAAAGGTGGTTGAACTGCATGACGATAATACTTCTCATACATCGTCGCAATCGCGCAGTTCAACTTGGCCCGAACGATTCCACTTTTGAGTACACGAAGCGTCACATAAACTTGGTCTCCAAATTCAAGTCTTGGTTCATTGGACTTCTCGGGTGGCGCATACGGTGTGGGTTCTGGTAAATCTGGCTTTACATACGGTATTCCCAATTTTTTATGATTTTTCTCGAGGAGTCTCAGGTACTCCTCCTTTCTGTAGACGGGACCCTTCTTGAATGTGAAGCACTTAACCTCATCTGTATTCATCAGGTTATAGAGGAACGTCCCAGGTTGGGGTTTCCCAACATTCTGAGCTGGTGGACACTTAACACGCTGCGACGGCCTCCTGAACATCATCTTCTTGATTTTCGACGAAGTTCTCCTCTAACTTAGGTGCCATAAAATGTTTCAGTTCAGCATCAATGAAGTGTGCGGATTGCTGATTCTGGTGTGTGTAGAAAGGTCCCCAAATCTCAACGACTTTTCGCTCCTTGTCGTACCACAAGTAGTCGAGACCGAGCTTATGGGTCAACCAGTAAAACTTCTTACCAGTCTTACCGATGAAAGCGAAGAGTTTGTCTTCGTCATACTCGGAGACGTCCATTTGGGAGTAGTGGCTGTTGGGTGGTATGTAAGGAGCCATTTGTATTTACTTGTTGTCTCTCCTTTTGTTTAAGTACGTTTCTGACGTGCTTGCTTGTGTACACCCCCTTTTTATGTTTCTTGTCGTTCTTGGTGACGCGCTTCTTGGGTTCCTTGTAATCCATTGTACTACATTGACATTTTTTCTATAACTTAGGCTTCCTCCTCCTCATCCACTAGGGATTCATCCTCACTCTCGGAAGATTCATCATCACTGCATTCAAAATCCTCGTCGTCACTGTCGTCGATGAGTTCGTACCCTTGTGGGTGTTTGGCGAAGAGATGTGTATCCTCGAGTTCATCTACGTCATAGAACCCGGACACAGACTCTTTGGCCACCTCTTCATCAACCTTTGTAAAGTCGTACAGATTGAACTTGTTCTTTTCTAAAAAATTGACGATGTATGAGTCTTGACTTTCGGTGATGGTACGCGCGATTTGCGTCGTACCGTCTTCACAGTCAATGTCTACAATCATATCTACGTGTTTTAAAATTTAAATCTTTAATAACATTAATGGATAACTTGAAAACTTGGGGCATTCGTTATATCTCAAACAGGGAAGTGGGTTCACGTGATGCTGTCATGTTTGACATAGACGATACGCTCATATTTGTTAATGGTCGTCCAAATTCACCCATGATTGAGCTTCTCCATGAAGCGGCAATCATGGGGTACAATATTGTCATCATCACAGCGAGACCTGGAATTGAGGCTACGGTGCGATGGACAATCAAACAACTAGGTGAGTATAGAATCGGGTATCACTATTTAGGATTTACGAGTGCAGAAACAAAGCATTTGATGAAAGAGAGACTTCCTTACAATTTTGTACTATCTGTCGGTGACATGCCTACTGACCTCACTGGTTCTCCCCACTATCTCAACATTTCCAATTTTTCCCACAATTGAGACAACTTACATACGTTGTCATAGGTTCATCTGCAGACCTTGTCTGCAACTGGTAGTACGTCGTCTTGATAGATTTACAACGACCACATTTGAAGAAGCCATCCTGATTTTTCGCTTCTCGAGCAATGGTCTCCTTCCGGAGTTCTTTGTGGATTCGCTCTTCCATCTGCTTCGCATATCGACCATTAGGACATAACTCTTCTGGACGCATATCAACAATATCAAGAACCGATAATTTACGGGTGACGAGATGGTCTTTCAAATTCGGATTCTCCTTGATATTGCTTTTTATAGTCAGAAACTTATGTTTATATATATTCGTGAATTTATGATTGTCCCAGGCAGCCTCGCCATCAACCTCCTCGATTCTCCTTTTAGCATGGCGAACGATGCACTTCTCCAGGTCTGTACATAGGTTATCATCTTGGGAAACACCGAGTATTTCAGACAGACGTTCAATAACGAATTGTCTTGTGGGGTTTTCCATGGTGATACGTAGCAACAAATCTTTATGTGAAACGACACTTAGGGCAGAGGAAGACCTTCATGGACATTCCTGTATTCGGGAGAATCAAATGCATCAGAAACACGACGAGCAGGGTTAGTGTCTACAAATCCATAACGGTATGCGGCACGACCTGAGTACTTTTCAGACTGACGGTTGGACATATACAGAGCCAGTAGTACGAGCGCGATGACAGCAATCGACACTCTCTTATTGGAGAAGTTCATTTATTTCTATGGATATTTTTTTATGAGGTCATCACAAGGATGACAAAAGCAATACTTATTCATGAAACCGAGGGAAACATCGAAGAAATAGACTTAGATATAGACCCATCTAAGAATGAAATCTTCTTACTTTTATGTGGACGCCAAACATTTATCGGGCAGTGGCCTGAGATAGATGTCGTCATCATGAAACCAGAAGATGGTACAACGAGAAACGACAACGTTCTACCAACACCTTTCGATGTTGAGGAGGTGTACGGGAAGATCCTCCTCGTTCGCATGGATGAAAATTCCGACCCACAAGACTTTACGTTACAGGAGTACCTTAGGTACAAAGGCCTCCCCGCTTAGGACGGCATTGGCATACTTCATACACAGCTGAAAATGTATATACGCCCATTCCATCGGTTGGTCAACCTTGGGTTTTCCTGGTAATGGATTATCATTCACAATCTGAATGATATCGACGCGATCCCCATCCACTGTTTTCGCCATCGCACCACCAATCTTCTTCAACCACATCGCATGGCTCTCATTTTTACAGTCGAAGTTCTTGACAAATGTTGCCATTTATACTACGTACGATTCTTTTCTATAAGTAGCCTCGCACTAGGGTCAGTAATCTTTGTCCATTTGGGACGCCAAATCTCAGAAATGAGATGATCATTATCCGAGCCATACATCCTCCAAAATATGGTTCTGTACAGTACCTCCTCCTTTGTGAGTGGGGTGTTATGACCATGCGACTTCAATTTTACAGCTCGAACTGTATCATCGTCAACCTCCTTCTCGGCGTACCTTTTAATCTCATCGACCCAGTTCGTCCCCACCGCGTCACTCATCCCATCCTTCTGCCTCCACAAAATTTCTTTGGGGAGGTATCCTTCGAACGCCTCACGAAGCATGCGTTTCTCAACTTTGTCAACCTTGTGTGTTTGATTGACCAACATACACACATCGATAAAGTTTTTATCCAAAAAGGGTACGATTAAATCGAGACCATGCGCACCCGCACACCTATCCGCCCTCAACCCATCGAACTGATGAATCAGACGAAGACGACGCATGTTTTCACACGCAAATTCATCAACATTCGGTGCGTTATGGAAATAAAGGTAGCCACCCAAAATCTCATCGGCTCCCTCACCAGAAAAGATGTATCGACAGGGGGTGTGCTGTTTGATGTACTTACAGAGGAGCCACATTGGTGTACTCGCCCTCACTGTTGTCGTGTCATAGGATTCGAGTGAGTGTATGACATCATTGATATGCGCTATACCCTCCTGTACCGTAAACTTCACTTCGGTGTGGTCAGTATCCAAGTACCTTGCGACTGTACGAGCTGCTTCAAGGTCTGGACTGCCCTCGAGACCGATTGAAAACGTCCTAATCTTTCCCAGTTTACGAGTCGCTATAGATGCGATGAGACTACTGTCCAAGCCCCCAGAGAGAAGGAATCCTATGTCCCTGTCAGTATTATCGATGCGCTCATGAACTGCACTCTCCAATGTGTCACGAATCTTCTTGTGGTACCTCGTCTTGATGTACTTGTTAACTGTCCAGTATCCACTATAGTAGCATACGAAGTCATTGACGTACGAATCATATATATGACCGGGAGGGAAAACGTGAATCTCGGTGTTTAGGAAAAGGAGAGCCTTGGCTTCACTCGCGAATGCGATGGAGCCTTCAGCGTAGCGTGTATAAAAGAGAGGGCGTACACCCACAGGGTCACGAGCTGCCATAATTCTCTTCCCATCAGAATACACGATGGCAAAGTCTCCATTTATCATGTCGACCGTTTTCATCATCCCGTAATCCTGAATCATTGGGAGAAGAACTTCACAATCACTCGTACTAACCTCCGTACCTCTACGAAATTCTCGGTGATTGTAAATCTCTCCATTACACATCAACATACCACTCCCACGTTTGAAGGGTTGCATACCAGCTGGTGTCAGGTCATTGATGGCGAGACGATAAAAGTCCATGCGACATTTACCAAATGTCTCACTCCTGTAATCATCGGGACCTCGGTGAGAAAGGAGGTATGAAGAAACTTCTACTTCTTCACCGAAGAGTGCTATGATGCCACACATTGTTGTTACAACTCAACTTATTTTTAAGTTGATATTCATCCAATCAATATATTTGTCTGGATCGGCGTCACCATCCATTTCCTGACCAGCCATGGAGATGGATTCCATTCCACCAAAATCCTCAGTTTCGAATCGTAATATACAGTAAAAAGATACATTTGTGCGCGCGGCGATAGAATCAATCGTGTTGAAGTCATAGCTCTCAATTTCCATGTAACGTTGTATCTGTTCAGGAGTTCTATATTTTACAGAAGAGCTTTCAAGTTTACGTTTACCATTGGACATGTCAAAGCATGGCCAAACACCATGTTTCGAACGAAAGGTGGAGACATATTGTACACATTTATCAGCTGATTCGCGACTAGGAAAACACATGAATCTAGGTTTAGAAGTGGGGTCCACTAGACTGAGATAGGTTCCATTTACATTTAATTTTACAAAGTGAAACTCCATTTAAATTATATAAGGAAAATATCTTTAACAAAGTTATATGAACTTCCCCAAGACCCCTGGTCAGTGTAAATATGCCCTCGCACTCCGTTCCCCTAAACCCATTGTGATAGGTACGGGACCAGCGGGTTCGGGGAAAACGATGTTGGCGTGTCAGATTGCCCTTGAGCATGTGGCTAAATATCAACGCCCCAAGATTGTACTGACCCGCCCCATCGTAGCAGCAGATGAAGATATGGGCTACCTCCCCGGTGATATGGATCAAAAGATGGAGCCATGGACAAAGCCTATGTTTGACATCTTCGAGCAGTCCCTCTCCCACAGTCAGATGGATAGATTTATTCAAATTGAACCACTTGGATACATGCGAGGAAGAACTTTCAACAACACCCTAATCATCGCCGACGAAATGCAAAACTCAACACCCAATCAGATGAAGATGCTTCTCACACGCGTGGGTGAGGGAACTAAACTCATTGTCACTGGTGACCTTGAGCAGTCCGACCTCGGTTCTGAAAATGGTCTCGAAGACCTCATTTATAGGATGCAGTGCCAAGACCTCGAATATATCACTCACGTCGAAATGGAAGATGAAGACATTGTTCGTCATCCCGCCGTGAAAGAAGTGCTTAGTATTTTATCGAAATGAGCCACCATGCCTGGCTCGAGAAAACTCACGTAATTTGAAGCGATTTACATCATTGTCTAAGTCTTGGAGGTTTCCACTCACACGTCTCAGACGTTCCTCCATTTGAATTCTCTCTTTTTTGACCCTCTCGTACCACTCGTGCATCTCATAGATTTCCTGGTCGATTTGTGTATATCGCTCGGCAAGTGTATAGTCTGTAGGAAGATTTCGGAGGTCTGCAGCGATCTCCTCACTGCGTACATCGAGACCCCAACACGCGTCTTTGAACTCTTCCATTTAAAAGTAATTCATATTTTTTTCTTTTAGTGTCTTAAATACACGTTTATTGTTTTCAACGTGACTTCCTTCACCATTGTTTTGGAATAACGCATCTTCACCCATTCCATATGAATATTGTTTAATCATACCGATGTTCATAGTTTGGTCACAAATACTTTTTTTTTGAACATTCATCTTCGAAAGTAAATTACTGATGATGATATCATCATTATAGGTAAGCTTGTAAAAGTCTAAAAATACTTCCTTCATATCTCTCAACCATTTCATGTCGAGAACAACTCCACCGTAACTTTCAGTGACATCGATACATTCTCGATTATATCTCGGTACACGACCATTGTTCCTGACATATTCATCTACCCTGAATCCAGACAGACACCAGCAAGACGAGTCCTCCTTGTACAACTCAACAAGCTTCCTGCTCATGTTAGGTGGGTATTTCGTGTCATCGTTTACGACTATGACAAGGTCTGCGTCACAATTTTCAGCGTGAGCTGGACCCATATACATCGTACCCGGTCCATAGTCCGTGCACCTATTCAATACAACCTTGGAACACATTGAAAAGTCTGGAACGACTACTTCAACATCCGGAAACCTATTGTATTTGTATGGAATGTTAACCCAAATCTCATCCACATCTTGATTTTTTTCGAGATCATAGACGATAGCGGGGAGTGTTTTGAAACGGGAGGGTATACTCGTGAGACTGATGATTGTCTTCATATGGTTTTATTTAAAGTTATGTCCTTAATAGAATTATATGAAAATCAGTTACGCTATCTGTGTTTGTAACGAGCATGAGGAACTTAACGCTCTATTATCATTCCTGTCTAACGTCATTGATGAAGAAGACGAGGTTAATATCTTAGTCGACTCTGGTAAAGTTACGGATGAAGTCCGTAGTGTTTTGAATAAATTTGAGAAGAGGATCATCGTGAACGAGAGAATGTTTTGTGGAAACTTTTCGAAACATCGAAACTATCACATCACCAAATGTACCGGTGACTATATCTTCGTCCTCGACGCAGACGAGATCCCCCAAGAAGCGTTAGTCAAAAACATAAAAACATTTGGTGGAGATATTCTATCTCTACCTC